CCAATACCTTTCCCTCATATGTAATTCGCCTTTGTTAGAACATTCGACGTATTCTATTATTACTTCATGCCAATTTGCAATGCCTCCGTGATCTCGAAAAAACTTATATACGTTGTAATTGTAATGTTTTCTTTTTGGATTATGACAATCACTTGTATGTTCATTAAACCTAGTTGCTGGTGATTTAGTGCTTCCGACATATATCTCTTTGACATCTTGATCATTGCAAACTATCTTGTAAACAATACTGTTATCATACTCATTTATCTCGCATTGCACACACTCAGAATCTTCGTAAATTGCTGACATTCCTTTTTGATTAATATATTGTAATACCAAGTCTTTAACCCACTTTGCAAAGTTTCTTAAGCCCTATTAGAATTATTTTAAATTATTTTAGAAATATGCAAAACATACCACCAAATCATATATTTTACTTTTTAACATAACAATGCAATGCGGTCGAAACAGTATGTCCCATTTGTTCGGCAATTTGTTGCATATCAATCAAAGATGGCATATCCTTATATAGATCAGTTAAATAGGTACTACGAAGTATGTCACATGATATATTTTTACCATCGAATATTTTGTTCAACCGTTTGCATACAGCCGATGAAGACAATCCCTCAGATTTATCGTTGTAAAATAGGTAATCTGATTTGGAAATTTTCATATATCGATTTAATAAGATCATAAATGATTTTGGCAAATGAACAATCTGTTTACCTTTCGACTTTGCTGTTTTGTATGTGTTGAACACCACGTTGTTTTTTTTAAGATAATTATCAATTTCGGTGTCAATATTTTTGGAAACTTTGACACTTCCCCATTCGTTACGGCGTGGTTCAATGCCATCAATTTGACCACTCATTAATGCTAATAAAAAGTAGTTTTGGTAATTAATTATTGATGGATCTAATTTTAACATCTTTTTCAAATAATCAACCTTGTTTTTAATTTCATCGATAGATATAGTGTTTTCAATTTGCTTTTCTGTTTTGATTTGCATTGTGTAATTGTCATTAATAATTTTTGCCGATGTGATCATTGCATTTCGATAGTCTTCATCCATTGTAATAATATACAATGCACTATATAATGACTTAGGTGTTTGACTATTTAAATCTATTGAATTTATATAATTAATATATAATTGCTTGTCGATATTAAAAGATTCGATCGTTTCTGATGCATTTATCTTTTTTGGTAAATTAGCCAACGATGAAGCGTATGTATTCAAACTAGATACAGATAAATTTGGTCTGTTCTGTTTCAATTGTTCGATAATAACTTGTTTAAATTTCATTATATATTATATAGAGATAATATATAATGAGTAAATTAATTAGTGCCGTTCGAAATCTACTAAACACATCGAAACAGAGATTGCTGTATTACCATTTCTATTTTGATTTGATTAATGAACAGATTGATATATATCTCTATGAATATACAACATATTTTAGTATGATGTACTATAGAAATAATCCAACCATTATTTGCATAAAAATTTTACAGCGTATATCTAGTAATATAGCCAATTTAGAACAACAACGATTCAATAGACTAGAATACCCAACTCAATATGATTACAAACGGTTCGAATATTCTGTTAGATTTCAAGTTTAATTATTACCGTTTCCATTTCCGCCATTTCCGCCATTTCCTCTAAATGGTGAAAGTGATCTACCAAACCGCAACATCAATATTTCATCTCGTAATCTATCACGTTCATTATGATATATGGTGTTATTCAAAATGCTTTTACAATAATAACATTATGATAGAAACTGTTTTCTTTGTCAGACCTAATTTGATAAGGTGTTTGATAATAATCTTATCAAATATTGTATACTGTTTTACATTCGATGATACTATATTATTCGTCAAAAAAAAAATTAGAGATTATCACCTGTCTACAGTAATTGTAAAATCTGTAGCTATTTTTTACTTTCTTAATTGCTCTTGAATCTAATAGTTCTTGCACTATGTTTTTTAATAATGGAATCTCGTCAATTGCGTAATTACAAACGATTTGAAACACTTTAACAACTATATCAAATTTATCGATATTGTCTTTCTTTTTTACTGCATTTTCAATGATTTCACAGCATCGTTTTATAGCCCCCAAATCATTTTTGATTATTACGTTATTGTTCTTTTTCAGATCTGCAACAATAAATTGAACTATTTGGTTCACTTTCTGATTCCGTTTGAAGGTATTTTTCTTCTTTACAAGCTTCACAACATGCAACGGTATAAGGTCGGTTTCTAATTCTACCATGGTTTATAACATAGCAACAGATTATAATTAATTATACTATACTGTCTTTTATTGGTGTGAAAGTCAAAAATAATAATAATGTCGATGTTAGATAAGTGTTTATAGTTGAATCGATTACAGTAACTGTAATATTATTATTGGTAGGATAATTGATCGTAATTGGAATATTATCTTTTCCGTTTGTCTCATGAAATGCTACTGTTGAAGAAGTTTTTGTATTATATGTTGTTGTATCTGCAACATTATATTCTATAGTAGAACCACTTGCATAAGTTCCAGCAGTATAAATACCAATAATATCAGTTCCTTTATCTTCTTGTGATGTTTTATTTCCGCTTCCTAATGTAACTTTAACTTGAAAAAAACCAAAAACAGAACCTGTTTGTATTCGGTCCCGTTTGAATGAGAAGTTGACTTTATATTTTGAATGTTTTTTCGGTAATATTGATTGCCAATCTACATAAAATACATAATTTGTTCCATCATAATTTCGTGAATTTCCAGCATTCAAAAACAGTTTATAAGATTCAGTCATCTATATCATTACAATAGAGAATTAATTATTCATCTATTTCGGTAAATGATACCTGCAATATATAGTGTTGAAAGTTCGATGCCAATGCATAAACTCCAGATGTTGGTGTTGGATTTAGTACTCTAATATTCAAATAATCATTTTCTGGAAACCCACACATGAACCCCGATTCATCTGTAACAGTAGATTCATAATAATAAAAAACAACATCTGGATATGTTGCTGTGTTGCTTTTCGGTGTTATCGCACAACATATTTGAGTTTGTGAACTATTTTGATCGAAGCATGTTTGATTACCTACATTGATCGCTAATAGAACTATATTAGTTTGTTGTGTTATTGTCATTTGTGATTTCAATGAGAAACTTACATCAAATTTATTTACAGATTTTGGTAGAAGAGATTGCCAATTTATATAATATGAATAATCTGAAGTTGATGTCCCGATCCTATTTACCGAATTTGCACTATTTAAAAGTAATGTGTATGTTTTTGACATGTCTTATATAATAGCAATAGATATTAATCTTAATCTTCTAAAATAACCCACATAGAATCGATAACACAAAACGTTTTCTTTTTATTCGAATTTGAGAACCCAAATGATGTATGACCACCGCCAGAATACCACATAGAATCGACACCAAACGCCCACGTTCCAGCTACAGTTATAGTTGAGGAGTACCCACCCATTAAAAATATTGTCCAAATTTGACCTTCTGTTAAAGTTCTTGAATCTGGAAGTTGTATATTACAATTAGTTTGAAGAATTGTTAAAGATGGAATAGTCAAATATGTATATATTTTAGAACTACCAGATGTAATTTTATCAGTTCCTATTACAGCTCTTTCATATATTAAATTTAATGTTGTAAATGTAGTTGCATATCCTGTTAATGTAGTATTAATTGTTGATATATTTGTATTGGTGGTATTGATTTGATTTTGACAGTTTGATGTTAATGAGTTGATATATTGAAATTCCGTATTATTTACAGATCCATCAGCAATATAACTTGCATCTAATCTATTTGAAGCATTAATTATATCTTGTTTTGTTAAAATACTCGCGGTATTAGTTGCAATACTCGCGGTATTAGTTGCAATATTTGTATTTGCGGTATTGATTTGATTTTGACAATTTGATGAAAGAGAGTTAATATATTGAAATTCAGTATTATTTACAGATCCATCAGCAATATAACTTGCATCTAATCTATTTGAAGCATTAATTATATCTTGTTTTAATGCTATATTTGAATTGATTGTTGTGATAGTTGGTGATGTTATTGTTCCGATTGTTGTAAAATTCCCATTCGTCCTCATATCTGCCAAAAGTGTCTTTGTTGTTGATGATGTTAAAATGTACCAATTAAATGCATAAGAAGTTGGTGTTGCATAATTGACACCACTATTTACAAAATCCAATTCAACATTACCACCGGATAGATTACCACCAAGTCCACCACATGAACCTCCTCCATACGCTTGTTGTGATGCAGAATAACCAACTCTACAATTATTTATTAATGGTGTTGATAAATCTGCTTTCAATGCCAATGCTGTCGAAGTAGCTGTCGAAACTGGTTTATTGATATCAGATGTATTATCAACATTTCCCAAACCAACCATAGTTTTTGTGATACCTGATACTGTTCCTGTGAAGGTTGGTGATGCCAAATTCGCTTTCAAATTTAATGCAGTTTGTTGAGATGTGGAAACTGGTTTATTGATATCAGATGTATTATCAACATTTCCCAAACCAACCATTGAAGATGTTATTCCTGATACTGTTCCTGTGAAGGTTGGTGATGCCAAATTCGCTTTCAAATTTAATGCAGTTTGTTGAGATGTGGAAACTGGTTTATTGATATCAGATGTATTATCAACATTCGGAAGTCCAACTGTTGTTTTAGTTAAACCGTTTACAGTACTATTAAATGTTGCAGTATTATTGAATGTATTAGTACCAGTCCACACATTATTTGAACTGATAATTGATGATGATATTGCTGATATTTGAGTTTGAATATTATCTGTCAAACCGTATAAATAAGATATCCATAGATTTGAAATTACATTTGTTGATGTTGTTAATGTTCCATCCAATGTTAAATTTGTATCAATTGCTAAATTTGTTACATCTGATGAATTAATATTACTATATGAAGAAGTGATTTGACCATTTTCGATAATAGTACCGTTTCCATCAGATATTGTTATTATTCCATTCATTGAACGATCGTTCGTGACACCTGTATTATATGACATTATACAATACAGAGAGATTTTAAAATAGTTATATTATGTTATTAAATTTATCCATGAAATTGTACAGTTTGAGCTTGATCATGAATATTCTTTCCTTTCTCTAAAATCGATGATGCAACTTGTCCAGCTGATCCACTATATCCTTTTTGTTTTGTAGCTTCGGCACCTAATCCAGCTACTTCAGAGACTCCCTTCAAACCTGCACTAAGACCTGTTGCGGCACCTAACACACCTTCACCAACCGGTCCGAGCATTGATAAAACTGGAGCTGATGCTTCTGCAAACTTACCAACTTCTGCACCGATTTGTTTCGTTACACCTGATACCTGATTTAATCCTTTTGATGTTTTTGAAACAATTTTACTAGCAATAGATCCTTTCCCGAAGATCTTCGCACCTCCTACTTGACCCTTTGTGAATAGTTTAGTACCTGCAGATTCTGCCTTTTTAAAAACGTGTTTTATCTTTGAAAACAATCCCATTCTATATATAATAGTAGAGATATTAATTAATAATTAATCGTCTTCATCGTTAATAAATATCTCGTCCCATCCTTTGAACAATCGTTTATTATCAACATTGACGAATAAGAAATCTCCCTTTTTACTATAACATATTTTTGATATTGGATTTACATGTCTCTTATCTATTTCGACAACTTCTTCAAATATGTTTGTTAATTCACCTTTCGAAACTTTGAAAATAAATATGTTACTGAACATATTACGTAAATCTTTTTGAATTGATTTGAATGACTGTACCAGAAACCAAATTGTGCAATTTACATGTCTACGATTAAATATTAATTGATGTAACGACTTTTGTAAATCCAAATCTTTTAACGAAGCAGTTACATCATCAAATATAATTGTTGTATATTCGTCATCTAATTTATGTTGTTTTAACCGTTCTTCGACTTCTCTCAACGATTCTTCAGTAACCGAACTAAATTTTTGATCTTCTGGTAAAGTATCAAATATATCGTCATCCATTGAAGACCCAGAGCTTGGCGGTCTAAATAGATACACGTTATGATATAGCTTTTTAAATAGCTCTTTTGATTTGAATAATGAATACAGTAATGATGTTTTACCTGATCTTGGTCGTCCGATTAACAAATTAGTTTCACCTGTACCATTCATAAGAGATGTCAATTCAAAATTATCTAATCGTTTATGAAGTGGTTTATCACATGTCATTTTACATATTTTCAAATCTGGTGATATGTTCTTTTTTATCGTAATTGACATATTGGTATTGTTTATATAATTAGTGGAGATAATAATATAAAATAATATTGCATATTGCATATTGCAAATGGTTTAAATTTAAGAACTCAATCTAGCACTCTTTCCAACTACATCAATTTCTAACATTGCATCAGCTAACACAATCATTATAACAGTACCAGCGGAAGATGTAGTTCCTGAACTATTAATCGAATATATAATTGGTGCGTCTCTTGTTGATACCCCTGAAAGCATGTATGAATTACTCATATGTTTTTCGGTATTGACACCGACATAAAATTTACCCATTATCGCACCAGTAGTTGTCGATGATCCTAATTGATTAAATTCGGTAAATGTATTTGTCATGTTTGCTGCTTGAATATCATGTCCTGATGATGCAGATACAGCCATCTTTAACTCACTCATAAATTGTGCTTTATTAACACTAGTGTTCAATGGAAATGACGGGTAATATTTCGAATTAATTGAGAATTGATATGTACCAGCACCATTTGTAATATCAATAGCATCTTGTAATCTATTAACACAATTCGAACCATTTGATATCAAACCAAATAATGATTTGATCGATTGATTTCGCATATTGAATGTCAAATCTTGTTGCCCTGTGAATTGAGCGATTGGCTGTGTCATTACTTGCAATACTTGTGTTTTTATCATAATGTTTGGCATCATAGATTGTACATAGTTTTGAACCACAGGACCGAAAGATACCGATTTATAACACAATCTTATATCACTTACTGTGAAAGAAGTTGGAAGTGTTGCTGTTGCTGTTGAACCTAAACTGAATACATCAACAAGTTGTGCAACTGTAAATTGCAATCGAACAAGTGGACATGCGAACATTGGTACTAGTTGATTACATGCTGATAAACAACAAGGGACTGGACCTGACAAAGGTATGGATTGAGCTGAACCAAATCCAACCGCTGCACTTTGATACCCGTTTGCGAGATTGTATCCGAGGTTATATGAACCTGCTTTTTGTGATACATTCAACTGACTGTTTACAAACATATTTGCAACAGCTCCAACATTTGTAATAGATTCATATGTTGTTGAATTAATAATTGTTTCTAGTTTTGAAATCCATGTATATAATGGCGTTCCTATTACATTACATGCGACCGTTCCTGATGCTCCACCATTTACCCAATTTAATTTTGCTCGAATATATAACGAATCTTCAAAGTTTGCAAAGTTTGCTGATGGTAAATCAAAATAGAACACATCACCTGCTGTATATGTGCCTGATCCAGATGTTGGAGCTAATTGATTATCATAATGATCTGATCCATCTGGTAGTTTTGGTTTGGAGCTGGTATATAGTATATCCGCAGGTATATTTAATACTGGTGCTTGACTCATTTCGTGTGTGTGTATATAATACCGCAGATATTATTTATTTCTATATTTGTAAATATTCTAAATCGTCTTGTTGAATTGGAGAATCTATATTATCGGTATTATCGGTATTATCTATATTACTTTCTATATTAGTTTGAATATTATCATCAGTTTGAATATTATCATCAGTTTGAATATTATCAGTAGTTTGAATATTATCAGTAGTATCAGGCTGTTGATCAGTTTGATCATTAGTATCAGGCTGTTGAACAGTGTTATCATTAAATAATGTTAAAATTTCTGGTTGTCTTATTTTTGTAATATCCAATTCAATTGTAATACACCATCCAATATTACCAAAATCTATTAACTGATTATATTCATTTGTTATTTGAATATCAATCATTGTAATAGATTTCGCATTTAATTTCGAAAACA